GGAGACTATATGAGAAGTGATTCTGTTGATATAAATGGAAGAAAATTTTCTCTATCACCAGATAGAGTCGAATTTCTTTCTGAACTACAAACAAAATATCCCAACCAGACGGTATTTACCAAAGAGGATATTGATAATGTTGGTCATATGCCTTATTGGGTAAGATCAAAAAAATATCCATTTAGAAATGACGATGCAACTCAATTTGATTTGACTGCTTTGTTATCGAATGTTATACCAATGCCTACACAAAAGGCTGCTGTCAAAGTTTCAGCTCACAAGCCATCGAATATGCCTGTTGCTGCTCAGACTGAATCAATCAACATCTTAGAAGATGATGTGAAAATCGTTCCTGAAAAAATGTCAAACTATGTTCCGTTTGGTCATTTCAAAGATGTAGAGAATATTATCAAGTCTAAGATTTTCTTTCCAGTATTTGTGACTGGTCTTTCAGGTAATGGTAAAACATTGATGATTGAACAAGTATGTGCAAAACTAAAGAGAGAACTCTACAGAGTCAATATCACTATTGAGACAGACGAAGATGATCTAATGGGTGGTCACACTCTAGTCAATGGTAATATTGAGTTTAGAGAGGGTCCTGTTATCAAGGCAATGAGAAAAGGTGCCGTTCTTCTTCTCGATGAAGTCGATCTAGGTTCTAATAAGATGATGTGTCTACAATCAGTTCTTGAAGGTAAAGGATACCTAATCAAAAAAACTGGTGAGTGGGTGACACCGAAAGAAGGATTCACCATTCTTGCTACTGCAAACACCAAAGGTCAAGGTTCAGAAGATGGCAAGTTCATCGGAACTCAAATCATGAACGAAGCGATGCTTGAGAGGTTTGCAATTACCATGCAACAAGAATATCCACCCCTTTCTATAGAGAAAAAAATACTCACTAAAGAAATGGAATTGACTGGTGAAGTTGATTCAGAGTTTGTATCTAAACTAGTTGATTGGGCTGACATCATTAGAAAGACCTTTTATGAGGGTGCTATTGATGATGTCATTACAACCAGAAGACTTGTTCACATAGTCAATGCATTCAGAATGTTTGGTGATAAACTCAAATCAATTCAAATGTGTACTTCTAGATTTGACGAAGACACTAGAAATGCAGTTCTTGACCTCTATACAAAGATCGACAGTGGTGTTGACATGAATGATGAAAACCCCATTGACGAAGAAACAGAAACAGCTTATAATGAAGAGTATGGGACTGTTTAGTAAAAAGATCAATTACAAATATGAAGAGGACAGACTCCTGAAGGAGTTTGCCTCTTATATTGATAATACATATGATCAACATTACAGTTTGAACAAATACCAGTCTACTGAGTTTATAATCGATAGTGGACATGGTGAAGGTTTTTGTATCGGCAATATTATGAAATATGCACAACGATACGGAAAGAAAGGTGGCAAGAATAGGGCAGACTTACTAAAAGTTTTGCACTATGCTTTGTTTATGTTACATGTACACGATAAAAAGGAGGCTGAAAAGTGATGAAAATTAGTGACGGTACACGGAATATCCTAAAAAACTTTTCTACTATTAATAGTGGAATCAAAGTGAAAGAGGGTAATAAGTTGGAGACAATCTCTAACATGAAAAATATACTTGCAGTTGCAACTATAAACGAAAACTTCCCAAAAGAGTTTTCAATCTATAATCTAAATGAATTCTTGGGTGCAACATCTTTGATGGAAGATCCAGAGTTTCAATTTGGTGATGCAAGTTTGACTATTGCAGATACAAATTCTGCTATGTCTTACTTCTATGCAAGTGATGGAATGGTAACCTCACCTGAAAAAATGATAACAATGCCTGATGCAGAAGTGAAATTTGATATCTCATCACAGTTGTTATCTGATCTAAATAAAGCAGCTAGTGTTCTAGGTGTAAACGATTTAGTTTTAGAAAGTGATGGTACTAAAATGACACTCACTGTAAAAGATAAGAAGAATGCTACATCTAATACATTCTCTAGGATTGTAGGTGAAGGAAATGGTGTGAAGTTCACATTCAATTTCAAAATTGAAAATCTAAAAATCTTAGATGGTAATTATGAAGTGTTTGTTTCCTCAAAAGGAATCTCAAACTTCAAAAACAAAGATGTAGACTTAGAGTATTTTATCGCACTGGAACCAGATTCAAAATACAATGTATAACATATATATTAGTGTGAGTAAAGTTCCAGTCTCTGCTCTACTCTCGGGAGTGACTCTATCTCATCATTCTAGGGTGAGTCACACTCAGAACTCGGTGGGGAGTTCTGTCTTATGAAACAAGAATTTTTATTTGTAGAGAAGTATAGACCTCAAACAATTGAAGACACTATACTTCCTGATTCAATCAAAGAGACATTCAAAGAGTTCGTAAAGAAAGGTGAAATTCCTAATCTCATGTTATGTGGTTCTGCTGGTGTTGGCAAAACTACAATTGCAAAAGCACTATGCAACGAACTTGGTGCTGACTTCATTGTGATCAACGGCTCAGATGAAGGCAGACTTATAGACACACTTAGAACTAAAATCAAAAACTTTGCTTCAACAGTTTCTTTGGGTGGTGGATCTAAGGTCGTAATTCTAGATGAAGCAGATTACATATCTGCTGACAGTGTGCAACCTGCACTCAGAAATTTCATAGAGGAGTTCTCCTCAAATTGTAGATTCATATTCACTTGCAACTACAAGAATAGAATTATTCCACCACTCCACTCCAGAACAACAGTCATTGACTTTACAATGACACCAGAAGATAAACAAAAACTTGCTGGTACTTTTCTAACAAGACTTGATAATATTTGTGAACAAGAAGACATTCAATCAGATAAGAAAGTTCTTGCTGAACTTATACTCAAGTTCTTTCCAGATTTCAGAAGATGTCTGAATGAAGTTCAAAGATATGGTGCAAGTGGCGTTATAGATAGTGGACTTTTGTCTACTCTCTCAGAAGAAAAACTTACACCTCTTATTGATATGATACAAGATAAAAACTGGAAAGGTATGAGAAAGTGGGTGGGCCAAAACTCAGACAATGATTTCAATACACTATTCAGAAAAGTGTTTGATGCATTGGAGAAAAGACTAGAACCTAGTTCTTTACCTTCTTGTGTTTTATTGATTGCAGACTACCAACACAAAGCTGCATTCGCAATGGATTCAGAAATCAATTTCGTTGCATGTCTAACAGAAATTATGTCGGAGTGTAAATTCAAAAATGGGTAAACTCAGACAATGGTTCTTTAGGTGGTTTGATAGACAACTTGAAAAGTCTTTTCAAAGACAAGCAGATAGATTGTTTATGAAACATAGAGTCAAAACTATAGATGGAGATAACACATGACACAATATGACGATAGAGTCCAATATCAAAGGGACTTAATAAAAGCAGAGAAATGGGCAAAAGCTGTTAAATCAATTCATGCACATTCACTTGATTCAATGTGGTATGATACAAGACCACAAGACACTACAGACGGTAAATCTGTAATGGATATTCAATACAACAGTGGACTTGTTGAAAGACAAACACATGATGGACATACACTTTACTTTGGGACAGAACTCAAAGGCGAGGAACTTGTTAGAGAATACATTAGGAATAACTAATGTCTAAAAGAAATCCTTTTGATTTCGTAAAGTCGGTCTCTTACGACAAAAAAGATATCATGGTTGATGATATCGAAGAGAAAGCATATCAACCATTTCTAACAAACAAGGCATTATCTCACCACGAAGATTCTATCTTCTTTACTAATGAAATGAACATTAGATACAGTG